TTTTATTTTTAAATCTTTTAATTTTTCTTTTTGTTTATTTAATTCTTTTTTTGTATTTTTAGCAGCGTCATCGTATCCTTTAGCTTTCTTAGAAGCAACTTGTGAAGAACGTACACCACCTTCATTAGCAGATGTAGCACTTCTTAATTCTTTACCACTTCCAGGTGTGGCTACGCTAGAAGGAGTAGATAAATCCGCTGCTTTTTTACCTTTCTTTTAGATGCCTTAAGCGCTCCTTTAAGAACTTTACCTATTATTTTACCTGCTATTGCCATTTTAAATCTCCTAACTTGCGCCCTGTGTTATAGTATCAGGACCACCAGCAGGAGATGCAGCTACAGCCATATCATCTTGTCGTGTCCGTCTCGCTTGATTGCGTAGTGTTGCTATTGCATTTTGATATTCTGTTTGCCATACTGGTAGTGTAGTCCAATCTTTCATATACATTGTAGCTTCTACCATGCATCCTGTAAAGAGAGCTTCATAACAGTACTGACTAAAGTAATTACTTATTGTTACACTTGTGCCTGTAGCTGATGCTAAAGGAAGTGGTTGTGATTGAGATTGTACTTCAACTGTAAGTGCTGAAACTGGTGTAGGGACTATTTTTATACTTGAGTTGTCACGCCTTGTATAGTATCTAGGCGTTCCTGTAGACGCACTTACAGGCCAGTAGTCATTCACATACTCTACTGTCCTTTGAAGAAGATTCGTAACTGTTGTACCTGTACTTACTTTATAGTTTACATTGCGTACTATACGTACTCTATCACCTAAAGGTATGTTTCCAGCATTGCCAGAAGATACTGAGATATTAGTATACTCAGTTAATCCTGCATCATCTAGATCCTTAATCATACGTAGCTCTGTCTTATAGACTAAAGCAGAAACCTGAGTAGCAAACTCAGTAGAATCATTCTCAGTCGTATTGATTAAGTCTGTCTTAAGGTAAGAGTAATTCGGCATACTAACCTACATATAAAGTAATGTGGGGAAGCATAGCTCCAGTACCTGAAGTGCTACACGAAACTACACCGTAAGCAGGTACTCCTAATTCTCCTATATACATATCATTAGAATCTAAAGCTCCTACACGATAACGTATAGCTGATCCTTTTGCAGTTTTATTTGTGATCTGTCTTGCACCAGTAATGTCTATACCACCTGCTAGTGTAGAGTAGGTATGTATAGCTAAGAGTCTTGTTACTGTTGGACTACCAAGTGAGTTACCATCTGCATCTTCATTGTTATTACCTAAAGTTAGGTTAGTATCTACATATTTAAATACAGTTTTAACATCTCCGTTAATACTAGTATTAGTAGCGACTTTAATATTTGTACTCATAACATCTCCTTATAATAATGAGGAAGAGGCGTTGCACCCCTTCCCCATATATTAATTAACCTGCGCTACCGAAGTAACCACGCCAATCAGAAACACCGAAGCTATAACGCTCCCGTGCTTTGAATCGAAGATTGCCAGTATCGAAGTCTGGCTCCATCTTGGTCTGAAGCGGAGTACGGTTGAACATCTTAGCACCATTAGGTACATCAGTCCTGATGAAGTAAGCATCAGTATCTGTAAACCTACGGTTGATGTAGTAACCATCTGGTAACATTCCTAGATGACGAGTAGCATTGATTGCATTCGTATTAGGGTTAGCTCCAGCGGCACTCGTTTGAGTGTTACCAGGACTAGATAGAATACGATCTGCAATTGCCCATGAGTCAACTGGGATATGTAGACTTTTAGCACTTGCGCCAATCAAGATACCACGATCATCAGATATTTTCTGAATGTTCGTTAGAATGGTTTCAAGTGTAGCCTCTGATAGATCAGCAGCAGCCGCTAGGTTGCTCTGGTTTCCAGCAGAGATAGTTGGGTGTGCAGCAGAGAAGAAAGCAGCGCCATCACCAATAGCATCATCGAAGCCATTGTTGAATAGATTTGCAGCTTTAACCTGCTTAGTGTTAGCCATTGCACGAGCAAGACCTTTAGCACGAAGCTTGGCAAACGTATCATATAGATTGTCTTCCATTGCTTCTTCAGTGATGGCAAATGCCAACGCTACAGTCTCAGCCGTATAACGGGCTACATAACTCTCTTGTGCATCATCGTAAGTAACAGCAGCACCTTCACCTTTAGTTGGCGCAGAGCCAAATCCAGTGAACAGTACTTCTTCTTCAAAAGCACGATCTGAGTTTTCAATTTCATAGAGAGGTTTATGTTCGTCATTAACTTCTCCATACTCCACTCCAAACACGGCATTTAAGCCTGGAAGGAGTTCTTTACTTATACTAGCTCTATTTATAGCCATAATAAATCCTTCCTATTAAGCACTAGATGCTGTTGCCGTAACATAATTGTCACGGTGAGTGTTGAGATATACTTCCACGATTGGATATGCGTCACTATCATTTTCGTCAGGATACTGCGCCCTACCAATGACACGAGCAGCTAGTTCTGTTTCAGCACCAGATGAAGCCATTAGGTAGTAACTGGATTGACCAGTTGTAGTATTTCCTGAAGATGCTGTTGAACTAACTGTAACATTGTAGTTTTTTACAACGAGAGCTTCAGCAGCCGAAAGAGTTAATGAACATTGAATGTGATAGGTCTGATTAGGATCAGTTATCACAAAGAATTTAATATCAGAGGCACTTGTCCCGCCATTCCAATAACGAGAGAACTTCTGTTCTCCATTCTCCACATATTGACAACCCATGAATATTCCAGAAGGCTTAAGCGTTGCAGCAATAAAAGGCGATATTGTTGCAAAGTTTGCACCTGGAAGTACCACTGGGTCACCAGTGAAGATGTTATTAGTAGGTGTGCCAGCTAGACCTGTAGAAGACCAAGCAATGACATCGGTTACAGCTTCGTTGTTGTAACCGCCACCCTTTTTTCTAGCAGGAGTAAAGCCACGAAATGCTTTAGTAGTAGACATATGTTTCTCCCTTGTTTAAAATAAGAAGGCTAGTCTTGAAAAGACGGTTGCCTTCCTGTGGTTCTTACTGATTTACTTGTATTGGAAATAGGCATACGAGAATCTGAACTTTTCATGAGTTGTGCATTTACCGCATCCATCATAACATTAGACTTATTCGCATAATATTTCCGTCTGGCCTTTACTTTACCTGCTGGCATTTTAGCTAATGCCAAGTCTCCACGACAGACTGTACCAGTGTAACGACCCGCATCCCTCACGAAGGATGTAATAGCAAGTTCAGGAACCTCATCAGGAGTTACGAAGACCCATCCCTCTTGTTGTTTCTTACCAACATTAGAAATGTCATCCGAACCTTTTACAGATATGCGTAACCATCGTAGTGCCATACCGTCACTATCGAATCGTGCTTGTACCTCATTAGGTATTTTGAGGGCATCCGGCTCCTCAAAGGTCCACTCTTCTTCCCTTGTGTTTGCTTCTCTACTTGTATTACTACGTGCTTCATTTCGTGTAGTCATTATTTATCTCCCACGTTAATTTATATTTGTATACCCATCTGATCCGTCAATCTTTAACTTCTCAGCGGCATATCTTTCAAGCGGTATATCCCATTTCTGTGCAAGCCTAACATCTTCTTTAGTGAGTTTGACTTTCTTAGAATTAGATGGGGATGAACGTGACCCCCCCGATACTACTTGAGCAGGACTTGACGTAACTTCCTGCACACGGTTTTGACTTTCTCCAAACTTATGAGGAAAAGCCGATTGAATCCTTTGATTAATTTCTTGGTAGAAATCTTGATCCGTTGGATCATAACCTTCTCCTTTTAACTCTGCATCTATTGCTAGAGCGGCAGCAGTCATAACATTATCTTTTCCGAACCAATCATTATTAGCAGCCCATTGTTCTGCCATTGGATCATTACGTTGAGGTTGGTACTGTTGTTGTACTTGAGGTTGTGCCTGTTGTGGTACTTCCTCTACCTCTTGATAGTTTTGTTGAGCAATCGTAACAGACTTTAACTCTATCTGAGCTTCATTAAGCATTTCTTGTGCTTTTAAAACTCTATCTTTAT